AAGTAGTCCACGCTGAAAATGTTTTTACTAGATATTTCATAATTAATACTCACATTCAAGGATTTTTCTAAGCATTACTTCATCATTCATGCTTATGGCTTTTTGAATATTTAAATTCTCTAAACATTCATTAGGATCAATAAGGTATTCTCCCATTATTGATAGATATATCAACCCATTCATGGGTTTTTTGTCTTTAGTTGGTTTCATAAAACTGGTATGTTTATGTAGGTTATTATAAGTATATATATCTTAAATTGCAAGTATTTAAATATATATAAAAAATAGAGACTTTTTTTAAGTCTCTATCTGTTTATCAACTATTATTTTTGTTCTTTTATAACATTCATCATAGTCATTATATCCTTGACCACATTCAAAGTATTCAGAATTAAATTGTTCCCAGAAATAATCCCAATAATCACTAATTGATACTTTAATTTTCTTCATATTTAACTCCATAATTTTGAATGTGATATATACCATATAATATTTTTCAACTTTGCTATCTCTTTTTCATTCAATTTTAAATTTACTTTTTCATTCATTACTGTTATTGATTTTGGTAATAAAGCATGATTATCTAATAAATAATCACTTGAATCAAATAATTTTGAGTAAATTTCTTCTTTGATTTTTTTATTCATTTTTTTAGTTGTAAATGTATCTAATAGATTTATTACTGAAAAGTTCAAACAATTCATATAATTCTCTTTGTTGTTTTCTTGTTTCCACTATTAATTTTTTATTAGCTTCAATGTTTCTTTGCTTTTCTTCTTTTGTTTCTTCCATTAAAAAACCATCATTAATATAATTTTCACAATATTGAATATTCTCTTTGTTATAGTGAAACTTATCTTTTATAAGTTCAGTAATTAGAGTTTTTTGTTCTTTTGTTAAATTCATTTTTTATTCTCCTTTTAAACTGCTAACTAATAAATCCCTTTTATCTTCGTCTAAATATTCATTATGAAATCTAGTAAATAAATTATAAGTATCATTATTATATAAAATTTCTTCACCAAGAATATATGCCAACATATTGGCTACACTCTCAGAACATGACAAGTCAGTTGACACTTGGCCAAAATTTGATTGTTCATAATCTTTTATTGTCTCAATAGCATTAAAAATACTATCTTTTTTTAACCATTGTTCAGCCTTATAATATCCGATTATAAAATAATCTTCATTTAATAAATAATGGTGCAAATCACAAATGTGATGATTTAAACCAACATCATCATTAAGCTGGTCAATGATGTAATTTTTTACATCTTGTTTTAATTCTTGCATTGCGGAAAGTTAATAATGCTCTTTAATCATACATCATAATAACGTGAAAGTAATGTTATTATTTAACATTCATAATATTTTCATTCATTCAAAAAATCCATTCATACTGTTTTTAAAATCCATTCATAGTATTATTATTTTTTTTATTATTACTATTAATATTTTTTTATTATTATTATTATTATTTATTTTTTAAAATATTTTTAAAAATTTTTATTGTATAAAATTTTACATGTATAATTTTTTACAAAAAAATATCTAGGTTTTTTTACCTAGATATTTATTATATCAAAGTTTTTTGATATTTCAATTATTCTGGATATTTTGACAATTCTCTTTTATCTTTATCATAATATTCTTTTAATTCTCTTAATTCTCTTCTCCAAAATTTATAGGTTTTCTTAGTTTTAAACCACATATTAAGAGCTTGAGTTCCTTTACTTCTAAAAGGACAAAATCTTACTTTTCCATTTTTATCTTTTTCTCTTCCTGTTCTTTCTCCTACATATAAAAAACTTAAAATATGTATTAGTTGAAATACTGGAATTTCAACAAAACCCTCTGGAACTAAATCAGTTAAAATCTTTTGCTTAGTCTCGTAAGGATTGATGACAGTGTACCCTGATGTCTCAGGGTTTTGCGGATCATGAAAAATAATTTCTGTTTTTTTGTTCATTTGATTAATAAAATAATTTAATATGTTTAATAATTTTGCAAGGTTTTTTTCCAACCTTACCGCTTTTTAAAATTGGAAAAATTCCATAAGGATAATTAAGAGCTTGCCAACCGTTACGACATTTTGAAATATCATAAATTGGTACAATCCATTCGCCCTCTTTTTTAAACTTAAATAAATGCTTCCAATCTCTAATGGCAACCTTTACAGCTTTAAGAGCAATTAGTTCTGGAGCTTCATCTTTTGCTTGATACCAAGACGAACCAGCAGAAATCCTAATAAATGCCAATAAATATTTTTCTTTTGTTTTAGTCATAATTAAAATTCCTCAACTAATTTGTTTTGAGTTTTGATCGCTTCACATGCTCTTGAATATTCTCCAAAAGTCTCACAATGAATACGAGTAGATTTTTTCAATGAACTATCAAAAGCCCAGAAAAAAATTAATGTTCCAATAGTCAGAAATAAATAAAATTTCATTATCTTAAATTCCTAAAGTTGATTTCTGTAATTTTTCAACAAGTGCAATCTTTAAAAACTGACTTCGAGAAATTTGATCCCCAAAAGATTTTCTAATAATTTCATCCATGATTTTTGCATGGCTTTCTTCAATTCGTACGTTAATCGCAACTGTTAAACGATCCTTATTTGTGGTTTTTTTGATTTTCATTTTCTGGTATGTAATGAATTAATTTTTGTTGTTAATGCTTATGTGATTCTGAAAAATAGTTTTAGTCTTGATTAGTTGGAACATATTCCACCTGATGGAAGATCAATAATAAATTTTAGAGTTATACATAAGCTTAATTCTATTATACCAAAAAATAGTAAACAATAAAGAGATAATAACAAAAGATTATTATTAATTCTATTCGGCAACTAATGGCAATATTTTTTTATTACTGGCAACTTTTGGCAATGGGGGGCAACGTTGCGGAAAATTTAAAAAAAAATTTTTACTCTAGGAACTTAAATATATTTCGTTTAATTTTTTGGTTCAACTTTAATGGACAATTCTGGAGCTTGTATGTTGACTGTTTCTATAGATTCACCTATAACCTTGCCAAGAGAGTCTAGGATCTGTGCTGCGGTCTGTAGCTGACCCTTTTTAACTGCTCTGTTGAAAAGACGTATTCTCATAGCTTGTAGGCGTGGTAGAAGAACTTCTCTATCTTTCTGCCAATCTTCATCATTCCAAACTTTAACTCTGTTCCAATCTTCCCATGAGGTAGTTTCGGAGATACCTTCTATAGAAGCGTGTTCTAAGACAAGTTGTCTGGTTGTTTTACCTTCAAGCTGTCTAGCATAAAGTCTTTGAGCACGTTTTAGGACATCTGAGATAGAGGAACGTACCCGTTTGCGGGGTACTGGTTGTGATATTGAATTATTGTTTATGTTTTCTGGAAAAATAGAGGAAGCCACAGACTTAATCTTTATAGTATTTAGTTGAATGATAACTTAAAAGAAGTGAAATAGGCTATAACTAGGTGTAAGTAATGGTAATTTTGTGAAATAAATGGCAACAAATGTCAAGGACAAGAATGAAATCAGCTTGAGATATGCACAGGGGGAGGTTTTTAATTCAGACAAGAGATTTAGGGTGTTGGTAGCTGGAAGAAGGTTTGGTAAGAGTTATTTATCTTGTATAGAACTATTGAGAGGAGCTATTAGTAGGCCAGGAGAGGTGTATTTCTATTGTGCTCCTACTTATCGAATGGCGAAAGATATTGCATGGAAAGAATTAAAGAGGTTGACACCGAAGGTATGGATTCAAAGTAAGAATGAAACTGACTTAAGGTTGGAATTGATAAATGGATCGACTATTGAGTTGAAGGGAACAGAAAATGCTATGGCATTGAGAGGTAGAAGCTTAGCTGGTGTGGTATTGGATGAAGCAGCATTTATGGACCGAGATGTCTGGGCTGAAGTAATAAGACCTGCATTAGCAGACAAACAAGGATGGGCACTGTTTATTTCTACTCCTGATGGAACTGCTAGTTGGTTTTATGATATGTGGTGTTATTGCGGAGAGGAAGAATGGGAGGACTGGCAGAGATGGAGTTTTACTACGATTGAAGGAGGTAATGTAGCAAAGGAGGAAGTTGAAGCTGCAAGAAGTCAATTAGATGCAAGGACTTTTAGACAGGAATTTGAGGCTAGTTTTGAAAATCTTACTGGATTGGTAGCTGTTAGCTTTGGTGATGACAATATTGATAAGGAAGTAGCAGATTTACACATGCTTCCCTTGTTAATTGGGCTGGATTTTAACGTTGACCCTATGGCAGGAATCTGTGCTGTAAAACATAACGATACCTTGTATGTTTTTGATGAGATTATGCTTACAGGAGGTGCTACCACCTGGGATTTTGCAGAAGAAGTTACGAGAAGATATGGAGTTGATCGTAGAATTATTGCTTGTCCAGACCCCACTGGAAGTGCAAGAAAGACCAGTGGAGTGGGTGTGACGGATCATACGATACTTAGAAGGTCTGGTTTTACTGTTATGAGTCCTAGAAGCCCCTGGAAGATCAGAGATAAGATCACTGCTGTTAATACTGCCTTGTTCGACGCTAATGGTGATAGAAGGACGCTTATACACCCTCGTTGTAAAGAATTGATAAAAGCACTTAGGACGTTAACTTATGC